TCCAGTTTTAGTGAAATCTAAAACTAAATTATCTAGGAATGGTCTTGAGTTGTTATCAATATGAATAGAAAACTTACCATAATCTAATACTTGGTCAGAGGGTTCACTGCTGGTGTTGAAATCAAATATGTATTCATATCCATTGCATCCACCACCAGTGATTCCTAATCTAATCTCAGAGACACCCTTACCCTCTGTCCTTTCTAACAATTGTAAAATTGCAGAATCGGTCAGTTCGATATTAACTGTCGGCTTTGAGTATACGATAGGCTCCATAGACAAGTCCTGCCCATGCCAACCATTTGACCACTGGGCCAAGTAATAATACTCCGAGAGAGATTCCAACTATCACAGCTCCATCTAATGAAGATAGTTCGTGTAGTCTTCCTTTAATGTATTCTTTCATGAAATTAATATCCATTTAGTAATACTCCTCTATTTGAACTCAGATACATTACCAGATTCGTCTTTAGTGATTATATTCACTAGTCCCAACTTCTGTCTTCTAATCAACTCGTTTTTTACTTTTTGTCTGAGTTTTGGTTTAGTGTTATCATTATTATAACATTCTAACAACTCTTTGATTGTTTGAGTTTTCATATAGAAGTGTGTAGTGACAACTTGTTTAGTTCCCCTTTGCACAACTTCTTGAGTTGGTTTATACTTAACTGGCATAGTTATAGTATTTATAAGAACTTATTTTTTAATAGTAAATGTGTCTAGAATGTGACAGAATTGTGACAACTTTGTGACTAAATATATGTATGAATATAATTAATGTACTTATATTATTGATGTTACCTATGGGTATCGTTGGATGGTATATCTTATTGGATGACCCCCAGAAGTCTATCTGGGAACGACTTCATCGTCTTATGAAAGCTGGTAGAATCAATAAAGTTATCAAAAAATTTACTTAGAATTAACTTTCTTATACAAATCGTCTAGGTCTTCTTCTAGTGCTTTGATACGCTCTTCTAAAAGTGGATGTTTCTCAAACCACTTCTTTTCTTGTTTGATAATATCAATACCTATCTTTTTCTCTAACCATTTGTCAAGTTTTAGAATCTTAGGATGATTTTTGACATATGGTATCTTTAGAAGTACTCTGAATAGTGTTAAGATTATTCTAAACATTACTTGTTAACTACTCCAATATTGTACTTTGGAACAAGATTCCATTCATTCTTTTCTTTATGTGGAAGTACTTTGATTTGGGACATCGGTGCAATTGGGTCTAAATGATTGTTAGATATAACTTTAAGTAGTCCCCATTCTTCTAGGAGTTTTGCAATTGCATTCCTTCTACCAATATCGGATTCAATTAAAGTACTATCCTTCCCATCAAGTAAGAATAATTCTTTAAAATGTACAAGATAGTATCTACCTCGTTTGTGTAATATATGGCAAGATTGGTAAAGTATCTTTTCCTTTCTGGATGCAACACCGATTCGTGTTAAAGTTTCTTTGACTTTTAAGAAGTCATCCTGTTGTTTCAACTCTACCTCTACCATGTTGGAGAGGTCATAATTCATTTATTTTCTCCCACCTTTTTTCATTCTCTCTTTCATAATTCCTATTTCCTTTGCATTCAGAATCTTATAGTATTCCTCTGCTTTGGACTTTGAACAGTCATAATAAGTTTGGATGACTTTCATATCTTCCAATACTCTAGGTTTACTCCACTTAGCAAACCTTTTTCTCTTTCTCAAAGTATTTAGGAAATAATGAAATTGTAGAACCGAATCTAGGTGAGATTTTGAGTTCATTTCATTAACATACATGATACAATCTTGATGATAAGATAGGGACTTATTAGTCAAGAATGGTGAATAGGATTTTTCTGCAACATCATCTACCATGATATCTTTCTTGGTATAGGTTACTGCATTGACGAAATCAAATGGGTTCATTCAAAAAATCCTTCTAAAGAACTAGAAAAATGTTCTTCTAGTTTGTCTTGTTTTCCTTGTAGTGGTAACCAGTATAACATAAAATCCTCATATGTCGATACCGATGCAAGACCTTTTGAATTTGATAGAGTTGGGTCTTCCACATACTTGTTTACCCAGTCCATAAAGTGTTCTACTACTTGCATTTGATTAAAGAAAGGTAGTAGTTTAGAACCATCAAGTCCTATGTCTGAGTTATATAATCTTTTCTTTTCTACATTCTTGTCACTCCATTTGGTAGATTCTTGTATCAAGAAATCAAAATCATTGATACCGAATTGTTGGAATGCACTTTTGTTGGACTCATATAAGTCTGCAAATACTGGTACAAGTTGAGTCTTATAAATTTCTTCTTTAGACTTCTTAGTTGTAGCTGGACTATCCATATCGATATTGTTCCAGTCTTTATCTCTGTATCTGGAAAAGAACCATGAGTTTGCTTGGGTAGATGAATCATAAGATACATTCTTTACAAAATCAAAGTAGTTTGGTGATACAAAGAATGGTATCATCATTTCATGTGAACCTACACCCAATAAGTGAATGTTTTCTTTTAGTTCCATTGGGATATCAAATTCTTTAACTGCATAAATCATTTCTGCACGATTTGTAAATCCAATACCAGAACATGCAGATGATAATGATATACCAGTACATTTTGATAACTCATCGTTAGTCATACCACCCACAATAGTTTCAATGTATTCTTTATAAGAAGAAAGGTCTTGTCCTTGTACAATCAAAGATATCTTTGCATCTGAACCCATTTGGTCAAAGACTTCAATCTGTCTTTTACAATTGACCATGGTTGACATTGCTTTATCTTTTACTAAATCCCTAACAAATCTTCTACCAGCTGTAGATGTTTTCATAGACCAACCAGTATTTGATTGGTCAAACTCTGTTGGGATATCATCAAATATCATTGCAACATCTGAGTATTGTGCTTGATGTTTGTATATTTTATCCTTGACTTCTGGAGTCAATCCTTTTTTAGTTCTAGATAATTGTAAACCACCACTATCTGCAAATAGATTATGCCACGAAGGCATGAGTTCGTTTATACATTCTCCATGTGTTGGTTCACAATGAGAGTTGAATAACATTGATATGTTTTGATTGTTATACTTGTTATTCATGAAAGTAATCTTGTCATTGAATACAGATGCATAAGGAGACAATGCAGACTTGTTATAATACAAGTCACCAGTCCCCATGGTCATTCCAGAGATTACATATTCAAAGTTCATCTAGTATAAAACTTCCACAATCCATATACACTAATTATAAACCAAAAGAATTCTATTACAATACTTGCAAGGTTAGGTGTATAAACTAAACTTACTGTAACTAGAATTGCAACCATCATGTTATTGAAACTATACCAAAAACCCTTTGGGTCAATCCTATCGAGTTGTAGAAGTGCATAAGTTCCAATCAATAGTGCAACTCCCATAAATCCGATTAGGTCTGGTATACTTAACATTTATTCATTCCCCATGTTATTTGCATGAACTCTGAACGAGTCTTCTCATCATCAAAGAATGCACCACCCAATCTAGATGTGACTGTTGATGACCCAGTGTCTTCGACACCACGACTCTTGACACAATAGTGTTGTGCATTTACAAGAACTGCAACATCTGGTGTATCTAGAATGTATGATAATGCATGATAAATCTGTTCAGTCAATCGTTCTTGTATCTGTGGTCTCTTAGAGAAATACTCTACAATACGATTTATTTTACTAAGTCCTAACACTTTCTTATTAGGTATATATGCGACTGTCGCGAGACCATCTATAACTACAAAGTGATGTTCACAATTAGATTGAACACTAATGTTTGTTTCAACAATCATGTTCTCATATTTCATTTTGTTATCTACAGCTGTGCATTTTGGAAATGCCTCATAGTCAAGACCCCAAAAAATTTCATTAACATACATCTTTGCAATTCTATTTGGTGTATCCATTAGACTATCATCTGTTAAATCTAAACCCAAAATACTCATAATATTATTGAAACAGAAACTAATCTCATCAATCTTTTCAGTTCTGGATT